GTATTAAATTAAAATTATAAATTATGACAACAGTATTTAAAAATATAGAATGTAGTGTTACACAATTAGCAACTGTAATGACCTTAATAGATAAATATATTGAGGAACAAAATGAACTGATAGAAATATACACTAATAAAATAAACGCAGCTTACAGCACTGATGATGTTAGATTCTGTCAAGATGTTCTCAAAGACAAAAAGGCTAACATAAAAAGAATGGTTGCATTACAAGAGCAAATGTCAGCTAAGGAATTAATCACTAAACATACTTTATAATGGAGGAAACTATTGAAAAATGCCGTTTTTGCGGCGAAGACTCTGACTACGATTTCTGTTCAGATGAATGCAGTAGAGCTTACTGGAGTGAATTTAAATAATAACGTAAAATTAATAAAAATGAATTTAAGTATTAAAGAAGAGCTAACAAGCTATATAAACGAAAATAAAGATAATTACTATGGTTCTGATTGTTCTGAAAATAATGACGATCTACACTTTAGATTATTTAATGAAGACTATTATATAATCGGATACTATAAAGCCCAAAAATGGTTAGACGATCATAATATCTCTGTATTTGAGGCACTAGAAACTATTAGAGAATATGAGACAGAAAATTTCGGTGAGTGCAAATCCTACACTAATGCAGAGGAAACAGTAAATATGCTAGTATACATATACGGCGAACAATTACTATATGAAATGGAATTAATATGATTAATAAAAGAATACACGATCTAAATACCTTTGCCTGCTCTGATAACGAGGTTTATCTAAGAGGTAAAGATGAGCACGGCGAAGACTTTACAATAGTTTTAGATGCTTTTGAACTATTAGAGTGGTGCGATATTAAATACATTAAAAAGCAGACAATTAAATACATTAAAAAGTTATGATAATAAAACTAAAATGGGGGACTCATAAACAGATAGTATATGATTACCTACTAAAAGGAAATAAAATAACAACAAGAACAGCAATGATTGATTTAGGTATAGGGGATTTACAGGGCACGATTAGAGATTTAAAGGAGGCAGGGGTTCAGATTAAAGATAAGTATATCAGCGTGCCTACCAGGTACGGCAAGAACGCAACTGTAAAAGAGTACTGTTTAGCTAGTCTATTTTAATTTTTTGATTATCTCGCTTAGACGCTTTTTTATACCTTTAGTATCATAAACCCTATTAAGGTTTTTGTCATAGGTATAATAAGCGTTTAGCTTGATTTCTTCGCTATATATATTACTATCTTTATTCATAATTTCATTAATAAATTTAGTGGTAATTTTCCACTATTCAAAACTAAGCCAACACCAATAGCGGGTTTTTTGCCCGCTTTAGCATAAGCAAAGCTATACTGTTTAAAGTCTAT